GGCTTAGACCCCAATGCTATTACAGAAATCTCAGCAGCATCCGATGCCGATAAGGTTACAGTAACCATAACTAAGGATAACGGTTTGAATGCTGATACTACCGAAACTTTCGATTTGCCTCAGGTATCGGCTACTAAGGCTGGTACGATGACTGCTAAGGATAAGGTTGAGTTAGATAGAATCTCTACGGCTAACTTTGCTCTTGGTGCAGTAACTCCCAATGAAACTACTGTTGGCATAGCTGCTACTAAGACCGTAGTTGAAGATGGTACAGTAGAACAGAATCCTATTACATTGCCTGCCTCTACTGCAGAGAAAGCTGGTGTACAAACTGCAGCAGATAAGAAGCTGTTTGATTCTATACCAGATAATATTATTATCTTATCTGGTGATAAACCAGTTGAGGTAGGTCAACAAAGCAGTCAGGTTACTTTAACTCATAATTTCTCTTCTAAAAAAGAAGAGGGTATTTATACTCATGAGCCTGAAGATTATAAGACTACTCATATCCCAGCAGCTACTACAGAGAAAGCTGGTGTAATGACCGCCCAAGATAAAGTTAATCTGGATGAGACATTACCCAATGCTATTGCTCAAGAGGTTCAGGACCGTAAAGATGCTATCGAAGCTTTGGACGGTAAATCAGAAGCCGCTCTTGCTCAAGAAGTAGCTGATAGAAAAGCTGCAGATACTGCTTTAGATACCAAGTTTACTAAAGCTGTAAACGATGAAGCAACTGCTCGTACTTCTGCTGATACTGCATTGGGTGCAAGGATTGATAAAGAGATTGCTGATAGAACTGCGGCAGACACTGCCCTTGATACTAAACTGCAGAATAACATTAACACTCTAGAAGCTAAGCATGATGCCTTTGTAGCAACTAAGGGTAAGGCTGATGGCTTTGCTCCATTGGATGGGAAGGGGTTAGTACCTGCTAACCATTTGCCTTCATATGTAGATGATGTACTTGAAGTATATGCTACCTATGATGTAAGCCCCACTGGAGGTCTTACTAATGTTCAATTGTATACGGATGCAGGTCACCAAACTCCCGTAGTTGGAGAATCTGGTAAGATTTATATAAATGTTGCCGATGGTGAACCTCCATACCAATTCCGTTGGTCAGGTACTAAATTCGTAGACAGTAATACTTCGTCTCTTATCATTGGGGAAATTGCAGGTACTGCTTTCGAAGGTAGTAGAGGTAAGCATCTTGAGGATGTGGTATCTAGCATGCCTAAAAATTTAATTAGTAAGGTTTCAATAGCTAACAAAAATAAGCGTAATATTATTATCTTATGTAACTATTCTGCTACGGATGGTCAAGGGCATTACATTGATAAACCCGATGGGATGGTAATCCCTCTAACTCCAGCCACTACTAAAGAAGCTGGTCTGATGGATGCCGATAGTGTAATAAAGCTTAATCAAACCTTACCAGATGCTATTGAAGCTGAACAAGAGGCCCGTATTGCAAAAGATAATGAGCATGATACCTTTAATAGTTCTCTTCCAGGAATTATTCTTACTGGATTCACTCTTACCCATAATTCAACTAATGTAAGAGCTACTCTTAATAATAAAACTAAGAGTGCAGATGGTAAGACTTATGAAGGTGCTACAGATTTAATTAGAGATATACTTGCAGCAACTAAGACTACTGCAGGTGTAATGACTGCAGCTGATAAGACTAACTTGGATAATACCGTACAGGGGTTGGCAAATGAGATTACCAATAGAACTAATGCCATCAATGCTCTTCGTACAGAATTGAAAACCTATATTGATAATCAAATCTCCGATACAGGTTCAGATGTAACTGCATTGGAAACTAAGGTAAATAACCATATTGCCAATAAATCTAATCCTCATGGAGTTACCAAATCCCAGGTTGGTTTGGGTAATGCTTCCAATACTTCGGATGCAGATAAACCAGTATCTACTGCTCAGGCTGCTGCTATTGCCGATGCTAAGGCTGCAGGTACTGCTGCTCAAACTGCAATCAATAACCATGCAGGTCTAAGGAATAATCCTCATGTAGTTACTCGAGCTCAGTTAGGATTGGCAACTACCGACCAGGTAGTATTTGCTAAGACCACGGCTCCTTCTGGTTTCTTCAAAGAATCTTCAGATGTTCGACTCAAATCTAACATTAAGGATTTGAATCATACTCTGGAACAGATTTGCCAGATACCAACCAAGTCATTCGAAATGCTTGGTAAAGAGGACGAGGGAACTATTGCTCAGAACCTCGAGGGCTTAGGCTTTGGTAAATATGTGGAAGAAGTTCCAGTAGAGAAATCTACGGTACCTAATCCAGAGGAATTCGAAACCTTGGAAATCAACGGAGAAGAATACGTACTCGTAAAACAAGTTAAATATCACAAGATGTCAACTTTGGCAATCGAGGGTGTTAAACTTCTCTACGATGAAATCAAGGCTTTGAAGGCAGAGATTCAGGAACTTAAAAACAAATAAATCTTATGGGAGAGATAGCAACCTGGAGTGCTGTCAAAAGTAAAGTAGGCCTTGGTAAGGATGGTAATGACTGTCCTACCAAGGCTGAATTGTTAGCACTCTCCCCTACAGGAACAGGGGAAAATTATGTGGGGTTGGAACTATCCAATGCCGGTTCCTATGGAAATAACGAAACAGTAAAGTTAGAGGATATTCATAAGGTAACTTGGAAATATACTTTTACTCTTTGGACAGATACTTTGAATTTCTCGGCTTTAGGCGGAGAACCTACTAATGAGAAGCCTTGGTTTGGGGCTACTTCTACTAGAACTAAATATTTGGATGGTGTAGCTACTAGTACTGTAGAGAGTGTTGCATATAGTCATTCGGGCAGACCTTCTTGGGTAACTTGGGCAGACGGTACAGGTTGGAGAGCTACCGAGAATCTTGAGTTAACTGCCAGGTCTAAAACTGACGGTACTATCATACAACAAGGTTCAGGTAAAACCTATACTATCAAATGGTATCAGGAAGCAGCCTCTCAATCATGGACCTATGTTTGGAGTTTATCACCTACCTCTATACTTTTTGGGGCTACAGGAGGTACTAAAACCTTTACCGTTGCTTCTTACAAGCAAGAATTGAGAAATGGGCATAATTATGGTAACCAAATTGCTTTAACTTATACTAGAGCCAACTCTGGTAGTGTATCTGGAAGTGGTACTTCTGTAACTATGGGTAATAATACTTCTACCAGTACACGAAGTGGTACGGTAACCTTAACCCAAGCTGAAACAGGGAAGAAGTTAACCCTATCTTGTTCTCAGTCGGCAGGTTATAGGACTTACAGTGAGATTACAGCAAGTGGAGGAAGTGTATCCGATATACCTGCAAGTGGAGGAAGTAGAAGTTCATTCTCAAGTATGCCATCATATTCTCAGACTTGGGGATGGAATGGTTCTACAACTGGAGGTGGCACAATTACAAGCGGTGCTAGCATTAGTTATGGTACTGCAGTTAGTGCAGGTTCTTTGGGAACTACGGTTAAATCTAGAACCCGGGTAGGAGCCCTTACTGGTACCTTATCACTAAATGGTAAAACCAAATCTGTAAGTGTACCAGTATACCAGGCAGCGAATTCAATTATCAGTAGTACTGAGGGTACACCAATAATAAGCTTATCGGCAAATTCATATTCTATCTCTAATTCAGGAGGTAGTGTTAATATTTATGCCAGTGTAAGTATACCTACTACTAACCATTGGAGTTCAGGTCAATAAGTGCAGGTTCTTCGAAGAGTGCTACACCTACGGTTAGTGCAAGTGGTACTGGATTTAGTTTGAATTCAGCTAAGACGGTACTTACTGCTACAGAGAACACAGGTACTTCAAGTAGAAGTTGTACAGTAACTGCATCCTATAGTGGGGCAACTACTAAGACCATTAAAGTTACACAGAGTGCTGCTTCAGTATCTTATAAGTATTACTTGGCATTTACTTCCCCTACTGGTTCTAGAACTACTTCTAGAACTGGATTATCGGCTTTGGGAGGTAATAACTTTACAGTTGATGTAGCTTATTCTTTTAAGACTAAGGTAATAAACGGTTCTGAAATAAGTACAAGATACCCATTAGCTTTAACTGTAACCTCAAAACCAAGTTGGGTTACAAATGTAGCAATCACAACGTTATCAAGTGATAATGGAAACTATGGGTTAACCTTAACCTTAACAGAGAATACCGTAGAATCAACAAGGTCGGGTACCATTAAATTAAGGCAAGCAGAAAATGATGATAATGGTTGGGAGCTTACAGTCAATATAACTCAGAATGCTGCAACTATAACCTATGATTATGTATTTAGTATATCATAGGTTATATACAACACCAGTATTTATTATATGAGAGACCCTAAAAACTTAATTATTAATTTCCTAAAACCAATAAAATTATGGGAGTCGAAGTTAAAGGTGCAGGCTTCAATCGTGTAATGGACCGTCTCTGCAACATGGAACACCAACAGTCAGATTGCTGCTGCGAAACCAAAGGCTTGATTAAAGAAGTAAAATCTGACTTGGCTCTTCAGTTGGAACGTTGCTGCTGTGACCTCAAGAAGGGCCAACAGGAAATCAAGTGCCTCATCGAGAACACTGCCAAAGACACCGAGATTGCTCGCCTCAATCGAGTGATAGATGCTCAGAGAGACCAGAACATCGTCAATCAAGTGGTAGCTGCCTTGAAGACCGGTACTACAACGCCAGCTCAGTAATTTAAAATACCGAGATGATTAAAAGGAGTGCATCTGTTTTAGGTGTACTCCTTTTTTCGTTTTAACTCATTAAACTAAGGAATTATGGAACAAGAACAACTCACCGAATTCAAGATACAATTAGCTCTACCTGCTCCCAATATAGAGATTGCACAAGAAGTAGCAAACAAAGCTCAGGTACTCATAAATCAATTTGGATACTATCAATTCTTAAACCTGGTAGACTTCATGCAAAGGAATCCAGGTGCAGTTTCATTTGGTTTAAACTTAATAAATAAAAGATGATTATGGAAGAATTGATTTTTCAGAAAGTACAAAAGGGTGATATGATTTTCACCTTAGAGAAAGATCGTCGGTCTGGTTATCCAATCTTTGACCAAGCAAGAGTTTTAAAAGTTGGCGAAAGTAAACCAATGGCCTCAAATGGTAAAGAAGGTTTTGTTAACAGTATCGAATTAGTGATACAAGATTCAATATCTCAAATTACCATTTATTTACCAACTAATGTAAATGAAGGTATTTATAATGGTACCTATTATACGACTAATCTCGATAATATCATTAATGAGGTATCAATGCAGAAACAGAATGCTTTAAATATTTTAAATAACAAAGCCAAATTTGAGGCCGTTGTTTCTGAATGCGATAATATTCTTGGTTTAATTAATAATCGTTCAGAATCACCTCGTAATCCTGCTCCAGATTTCGAAGAATTTAAGTTATCCATGAATGAGAGGTTAACTAACCAAGAAACCCTTTTATTAAGGATTGCTCAAGAATTGGGATTAGATAAACCTAAACAATAATAAGAATTATGCCAAGTAAGTCGGTTAATATTACACTATCGACTCCAATTGGTCCTCTAGAAATATACGTAGATAAACGAGAACAAGCTCGTGCAGAAAGGTTGATTGCCAAAACTCCAAGTATCTTAACCGAAGGCTATGCGAAAGGTACAGAAAAGTTTGGTAATCAACTTCTTCGTATAGTAAGACGAAGTTTGAATACGGGTGTTCCCCCAAGAGGTTCAGGAGTATCATGGCCACCACATGCTCCTGGTACCCTAAAGAAATATGGGGACCATACCATGTTAAATCTTACGGGGCAATATGCTCGTTCAGTTACTTTGGTAAAAGGTAAGAAAAGAACTTTCGTCGGATTGCCAATTGGAATCAAGAAGATTACCTATACGGGTAAGACTTCAAGAAAGACTTTGAATCAGATAGCTATCATGTTAGAGTATGGTAGTAGAGATGGTAATTTACCACCTCGTCCTCTTTGGAATCCTGCATTTAAGGCTGCTGGTGGAAAAGCTGCCTTACAAAAGGAAATACGTAATGAAATTAGAAAAGAAATAAGGAGGGTTATATAATGGCAGCAGATTTCGAAATATCATCCTTATCCGGAACTGGTACTGCAACTATTAGGGTAAAGCCTAAGGCAGTAAACGAAGACATGAATAATATAAAAGAGCAGGTTCTCAAGGTAGTAGTTCAGGGTGTAGAAAGGGAAGTAACTCTGGTACAAAAGGCCGCTCCTAAAATAGTAGAGACCTGGGGAACTTATTTTAGTATCACTCCAGAAACTACTTCCCATACTTTCGATGGTACTAAAAGGGGTGAGACCCTAGAAATAGGTGTATACAGTTACCAACAGAAGTTTATCGATAATAAGCCTCAAAATGAATATCGTGCTGTAGATTGGAAAGTTGAAAGCTCCTCAGATTGGTTAGAGGTAACCCAAGAAATTGGAGAAGCTAATGCCGCAGGTAAGCTTACTATCAAAACTAAATCTACTAATCAAGAACATAACCCCAGTAACTATGACCCCTTGGAAAGAACTGCTATAGTTAAGATTATCTCACAGCAAGAACCTAACACTGAGATAGTTTTAAATATAACTCAATCTCCAGGTACTAGAACTACTAAGTATGGCTTTGAACCAACCCCGAATATACCATTCCCAAATCTTGGTCAAAATACTAGTACTGCTCAGATTAGTAATGTAAAGGGTTATCAGTACTACCTTATCAACGGTATTCAAGTTGCTAAATTTATAAAACAATTTAAGATAACCGATATAAGTAAGACAATAGAGGGTCAATTCCCTGGAGGTATTGGTTCTGAACCAATACCCTTTAAAGTATGGCTTACCGATTATCCTTCAAATATTGCTACTCAATGGGTTAGTGAATTAAATTGTGTTGGTCATTTACAAACCATAATGAGTGGTTTTGGAGGTATTCAGGTAACTTATAATGGGTATATTAATGACAATGGCAATCAAAGTGTTCAATTAAATATTAGATTAGGACTTTAATGGTAAACTCAGAAGAAATAGTAGAAAGAACTTTTTATATCTCTCTACTTAGTACAATGTTGGAAATGGGTCTTACCTTAAACCCAGAAGACTTCTTACCTTTGTCTCAAGAAAACGAAAAAAGATTTCAAGAGGCAATCAAAGGTATGAAGAAGTTTATACCACTTTTTGGTATAGGGAATAATCAAGTAAAAGGCCCAAAGACTCTCCCAAGAATAACCATAGAACTACAGGGTTATTATGCTGGAGATATTGGTGTGAATAAATACATCATTGGTGATAAACTTGAGGATGGTAATTACCAAGCTTCAGAGTTTCCTTATGAAACTAAGGATATTACCATAGATGTACATCTGGTTTCTCAAACACAAGCAGATATGAGATTGCTACATACAATCTTATATACTGGCTTACCTGCTAGAGGATACGTGAGACCATACTTCAATGATTTAGAGGAATGGGAAAAGGGCAGGCTTGCTCCCACCGGAAACCTATTCATTGAAATTGGTAATTATTATGACCATCCAGATGTAGAGCATGGTATACTTGAGAAGGTATACACCTATGTATGTAAGGACGGTATTCTTCCAGAAAAAGCTTTGGGAGAAGGTACTCTTACACCTATCAAGGATATATCGGTTCTTATTGGATTGTTAGAACAAAACGAAAATGAGATGCTAGAGTTAAAAGTACCTAAGGTATAGGTACAATACTCTAGGGTATAAATTAAACGAGTAATTAACTTTAATCACAATAGAATTATGCCAACTTCACCTCATGTTGATTTTAAGTTTAAGAACAACAATGTTCTTCAAACTACTCCCATGTTAGGAGTTTCTTGTGTATTGGCTAGAACTACTAAAGGTCCATACGATGACCCTTCAGAAATCATCTCTACATTCTCTCAGTTCCAAAGAATTTATGGTTCTGAAATTGTACCCGATGGTTCTGTATCAAATATCGAAAAGGCTTTGCAAGGTGGTTCTAAGCTTCGTGTTATTCGAGTACTTGGCAAAGGAGCTACTCAAGGTACAGTAACTGCTTCTCCGGCTGCGGCAAGAAAAGCTAAAGATTCAGAAGATGAAATCTCAGTTGCTTCTGCTGTAACTGACCCAGCTAAACCCTCTGCTTTGATTACTTTAAAATCTGGTAGTACTACTTATAGTTTTGGATTAGTAACCAAGGGATATGGAGATCCAATTGGTAGTGCAAATACTTTCCAGGTTGGTTTTTATAAGCAAGCTAATACCTTGTATTATAAAATATATTCAGCTAATGGGCAAGTACTTGAACAGGGCCCAGTAATAACCTACAAAACTGCCGATGATAACAATAACACTTCGGTAGATTACCTTGCTCTTAGTGCATTTGCTAAGAACTCGGAATATATTAAGCCGGTAATTACTGCAGGTTCCTCTTTTGAAAACCTAATTAAGTGGCTTACCGATGATATTGATGGTACTAAGAATGCTATCACTATTACCGTGGGAGATGCTGCACCCTCCGAAACAGAGAAACTGTTTAATGGTACTATCGGTAGTGCAGGTTCCACTCCAACTGCCGAAGAATGGATTACTTCCTTGGATTTGGTAAAAGATTACACCGACTTCTACCAATTATTTATTTCACATATCTCTCAACACCTTACTACCGATTCAGATGTACTCAAGGTATATAAGGCTGCTGCAGATATGGCAAAGGAATTGATGGAATGGGTACTGTATATCGAAGTTCCCAAACATTTAACCCATTATACTCAAGGTACTCAGGCAAGAGATTACAAAGCTCAGGTAACTTGGGTACAGACTTGCCTTGGTACTGTAGGTAACTCTAAGTACATTGCCTACTTTGGTGGTGGACTTAAGTACTACAACGAAAACGGTAATCTTCAGGATTCCGATGTAGTGGGTACTATTGTTGGTTTGGGAGATGCCTCTGCTACTCAATATGGTCCTTGGAAATCCTTTGCTGGTATGAACCGAGGGGTTATTGGAGATGCAGTTGGTCCAGTATGCCCCAACTATGGTTCTCCTTCTCGATATAACGAACTGAACACTCTTGCTCAGAATTATATCAATGAGATGGTAATCAAAGATACTCCAGATGCAGGTAAGCAAACCATGCTATGGCATTGCTTCTCTTCTCAAGTGAAACAGGATTCTGAAAGATTCCTTTCAATCGTAAGACTGAACCTTTACCTGAAGAAGTTCCTTCGCCCGGTACTCAACAAATATATCGAAGAACCAAACGTTTGGAGTACTTGGAAGAGAATCTGGTTGGAGGTTAAACCTACACTGGATTCATTGGTAGATGAAGATGCTATGACCGAGTATACCTGGATGGGTGACCAAGATGCAACTTCTTGGGATGACCTTTCGGTTAATAACGAAGCAGATGCTCGTCAGGGTAAGTACCGTGCTATCCTTAAGTATAAGGATGTAGTTCCTATGCAAGAGGTAACTATGGAGATTGTAATCGATGCAGCTTCTAAGGCAGTATCAATCGTAGAAACAAGTAATAACTTATAAACTCATAACACAATGGGAGCAAAAGTAAAAAACCCACGGAAGAAATTCTTGTGGAGCATCATGTTCCCCAAACACCCTATCAATACTTATCTGTTTCAAAGTTGTACTTTGCCGGATATTGAGATTGACCAGGTTGCTCATGGGGACGTCAATAGAGACGTTAAAACTGCAGGTAGGGTTACTATAGGTAATCTTATCGTAGAGAAACTTATGACTACTGCAGGTTCCGATACATGGCTTCATGATTGGCTATACTCTTGCCAGGACCACATAGTTGGTGGAGGTTTGGTACCAAGCCAATATTGGGAAACGGCTATTGTAAATGAACTTGCCGAAGATGGAGTCTCGGTTCTTAATACCCACGTCTTCGAAGAGGTATGGCCATGTAAGATTACCGGCTTAGACTTGGACAGAATGGCTTCAGAGAATACCATTGAGTCCATAGAGTTCTCAGTTGGTACTGCAGATAAATACTAATTCCTTAGTCTATTTTCACTAAGATTCGGTGGAGGGGTGGGATTCCTGTGATAGGAGCTCACCCCTTTCTTGTTGTTATACGGAGTACTATGAACATTTGTAAACATTAAATATATCAAATTATGGAATTTAGAACATTTAGATTTACCGGACCTTCTGGTTTCGAATATGAAATCAGAGAACAGAATGGTGCTGATGAAGATATCCTCAGTAACCTTTCAGACATGAAGACTTTGATGAACCTTACCAAGTTCATTGCAGCAATTGTAATTAGAACTACTGCTACCCCTAATGGGAAATTAACCGTAGATGATGCCCTTAACTTACCAGTCAATGACCGTTATGCTATTATCTTCAATTCTCGTATCTTCTCTTTGGGAGAGGAAGTAGAATTCGAATATGATTGGGGCAAAGAGAATGGTGGTAAGATTACTTATGGCCAAGACCTTCATGAGTTCCTTTTCGATTACGGTACTACTCCAACTGTAGAGGATTTAAATCAAAAGCCAGATGCTATCCCTTATTATCCAGAGGGAGTTAGATTGGTAGACCATGAATACACTCTTTCATCTGGCAAGAGAATTAAATTCGATTGTATGACTGGTAAGGGAGAACAAGAGTTCATGAAGTTGCCTTTGGATAAACAAACTAAGAATGCTCCTCTTCTTTGCCGTAATCTTCACTTAGAGGTTGATGGTAGTTGGGAGAAGGTAGAAAACTTTACTCCGTTTACTGCAAAGGATATGGCTGAGATGAGAAAGCATATCTTATCTATGGACCCTATCTTCAAAGGTGAATCCCATATCACTAATCCAACCACCGGAGAAGAAAGAACTTATCCTATAGTTTGGGCACCGAATTTTTTCTACCTGACGGAAGAGTAATGTTAGAGAGTGATTTTGTTTATATCACTAGAGCCGAGATAGCCTTAGACTATTTCGGCTTTTTACGTCTTCCGTATCGAATTAGGAAAATATTCAAGGAAATGGCCGAGCAATATTATAAACAATTAAAGAAAAGAAAATAAATTATGAATACCAGTAGGAGTATAGTAGAGGTCGGTGTTGCCATGGTTTTAAAAGACCGATTCTCTCAAGAAGCTGGCAAGATATCTGGGTCATTCAGAACAATGATGAATGATATGAATACTTGGAATAGGGGTATACAGATGTCAGCTTCTAATACAATGGACTTCGGAATGCAGCTCGTAGGGGGAATGGCAAGGGCCTATAAATACTCTGCGGGTGTTCAGAATGAAGTTTGGACTGCTTCGAAAATTGCTGGTGCTACCATTGCAGAACAAAGAGAAATGTTACAATTGGCAAAAGATGTCAATGAGATAACTCCTCTTACTGCTTCGGATGTTGCATCAGGACAAAGATACCTGGCTATGGCGGGTAATAAATTCGATGCTATTAAAGAGATGATTGGGCCAGCATCTAAGCTGGCTTCAATCTTTACAATGCCAGTGGGACAGAAAGGTGGTGTAGCTGACTTGATGACCAATATCATGTCAATGTACCAAATCCCAATGACGGAAGCTGCTAGAGTAACCGATGATTTATATACTGCAGTTACTAATGCAAATATATCTTTAACAGACTTAGCCCAGTCCATATCTTATGCAGGAGCAGATATGGCAACTGCTGGAGTAGACCTTCGGCAAACGGCTGCTGCTATTGGTGTATTGGGGGATATGGGTATACAAGGTTCTATGGCAGGTACCTCACTGGCTAATATGATTCGTTACTTACAACTATCCCTTGTTAATCAAAAAAAGAAAGGCTATAACGCTTTAGCAGACTTGGGCTTAAGTCCCGATGAATTCTTCGATGCTCAGGGTAATCTTATAGACCTTTACACTATCTATCAGAAGTTTGCTAAGGCTGCAGTAGATTTACCTTCACGAATTGAAACACCAACTTTCTTCAATATCTTTGGAGTTCGTGGTAATCGGGGTATGCTCCCAGTACTTCGGGATATTGCTTCTGGTAGAGATAAGATGGGTAAGATACTTGCTACCTATGACCAAAACATGGGAGCAGTAAACCGACTTAATGAAGAACGTCTTAAAACCGATGCAGGTGTAATTGACCAATTCGAATCAAGTTTAGAGAACTTAACCGTTACGGCAGGTGCGGCTTTGGGTAGAATCTTTACCCCAGTACTAAATGTGGGTAACTCTATAATCAAAGTAATTAATTCTATTTCAGAAACTTGGGTTGGAGGTTTTGGTCTTAGGGTAGGAGCTACTGCAGTAGTAGTAGGTACTATTGTTGCAGGATTTAATACTGTAAGAGGTATTATTAGGTCTGTTGGGTATTTACAAACTATTGCTACTGCTTCTACTGAAGGTATGTCTGCTGCAGCAATAAAAACTAATACTCAGTTTGCCATTATGGAAGCACACATGGTAAGAATGGTTAACCTTATGAGAACCATGGTTCAACTCCAAATGATGTCAAGCGGTATTGGTATGAATTCTGCTGGTAGATTTTATAACACTAAAACCGGAAGATATGTTAAGACACCAAATCCTGGAGTACCATTAGCAACTACTATGGCGGGTAATTTAGCTGGAGGGGCTTTAGCTGGAGCAGGTGCCCAAGTTGGTAGTCAAGTGGCTAGGCAAGGTGCTATAAAAGGTTTAACCTCTATAGGTGGTAGACTTATGGGATTACTCGGTGGACCCTGGGGATTAGCAATTACTGTAGGTCTTCCTTTATTAATTGAGGGTATTAGTTACCTTAGTAATTCAGTAGATAGGAATACTGAAGCTCAGAATAAAGAGAAAGAAGACCCAACTACCATTAGAGCCCAGAATGAAGAGAGATTTATTAATGCTGTTAGGTTAGCTATTAAAGAAGGTATGAGAGATTCTCGTATCAATATCTCAGTAGATGGTCAAGCAGTTGGAGATTATGCTCCAGGTTCTCAACAAGATTTTACTGGAGCTGCATTTGTAATGGGAATATAAAATTAAAAACACTATGGCTAGAGTATTAAATAAAGCAGCAGGTAAAATTGTTGAAAAGTACAATGACCTTACAAGAGATACGGCAGGTGTTCTTACTGGTCCCCTAAATAAATTATGGAGAGCTCGGATATTACTCAATCGAACTATCTCTACTCTTCCAAAGGATGATTCTCAAAAGGGTAAACTCTATAACCCAAATGGGGTAATCGGAGAAGCTCAAATATCGTCTAAGAACCCTATTCTAAATAAACAACTCCAGGCTAAATGGAGAATGGAATTACAATTCCCAAGGTTAGAAGAAGGTGAAGGAGTAGACCCAGCAAAGGGGAATAAGAATACTACTAATTACAGAAACTTCGAGGCTAAAGCAGATGTTATATATCAGAATGAAGTAAGGATATATAACATGACTGTTAACCCCACTCAATACATTACCTTACAGAATAGACCTCCAGAAATAGACTTTAGAGGAGAAACCACATGGGCCACCATTAAATCAATGGGTCGCAATGTACCAATGTATCACTTTACTGGAGCTGAAGACATTATTCAATTCAATGTGTCTTGGTACTGTAATGACCCAGAAAATCCTGAAGAGGTAATCAATAAATGTAGGTTATTAGAGGCATGGTCTAAATCTAATGGCTACCAGGCTGCTCCCCCGATTGTTAAGATTGAGTGGGGGGATTCTGGTATATTTGATAACCACAATTATATCCTTACCTCAGCAACTTATACTCTGAAGAACTTTCAGAACGGTTATCGAATAAGGATACCCGGAAAGCCAGCTACTTTTGGTAATGGTAGGTTATTGCCTGCAGCAGCAACTCAAGAATTGATTTTCAAGAGAGTAAGTGCATATAACTTATCCTATGGAGATTTTATAAATTCCGATTCACTTAAAAAGACAGGAGGTATTAAATATGATTGATGTTAACCAATACCTAAAGGGAGCTAGCCCATATAATAATGCCTATGCTCTGAAATACAACGATGGGGATTATTCCTTAGAAGCTAAACCTCCAGTAGTACCGGAATCCTCTAACGATATTCAACATACCGTTAAAGATGGGGAAACTCTGCAAAACATTGCTTTCAGGTATTATGGTGATTCTGGTAAGTGGTACATTATAGCTGAAGCTAATAAGATACTGAATCCTTTTAAGGAATTAGAAATGGGAACCCTAATAAGAATACCGACTTATGGCAGCTAAACAGAAACCTATATTGTATAAGGGAATGGGCCAACCATATTTGGCCCTTTTCAATTTTGGAGGTATGCCTATAATGAATCCTATTACAGGTATACCCCTTGGAGCGTATATAAGTACCTGGAGTTATAGATACGATGAAGAGAAAGAAAACTTGGCTACTATTACTTTCGATACGGGTAATCCCGATACTGTAGACATTGCTGAGATTCAAGAGAACCAAAATATTTGTCTTCAGTGGGGATATATATACCCAGATGGTCAATTTATATCTGGGCCCATAAAAATAATTAAGGTAAGGGAATTCGAAGCCGTATTTGATTCTACAGGTACTCATGTAACTATTAAGTGCATTGATTCTTCGGGAGATTTAAGATATCAACCTGCTTATGTCCATTCGGATATGGAAGGCTATAAATTATCTACCTATTTAGACAATGGATGTGGGAATGCTACTGGTGTAATCATAGAAATATTTCAGTAATGGAACAACAGATAATAAGTAATAAAGTATACGAGTCACTACAGGTACCCACAGAGAGTACCCGTACTACTACTGGTAAAGTACTCTATGCTAACAAATACAGTGGAGTAGCAGAAGTAGCTATGCCAGAAGATTTGAAAGCTTTAATTGATAGTGACTTTGGATTAGTGGGCAAGAACGTCTTAGTTCAATTAGAACAGAAGATGAAAGGGTATACTAATGGGCCATGGTATGTGGATTCAAGGGATGGTGTTATCTATATACATAATCGGAAATTCCATGAAGAACCGGTATGTACTTATACATATCAAGGAGAGAATGGGGAAGTACTTAGAGTATCTTTTGCTACTCAGAAAATAACTAAAAGAGTTAAAGCAGTATTAGCTCCATCTCTAGACCCAGATAGTAAAGATTTATCGGTATTATCAACTAATATAAATGAGCCAGAGGATAAACCTCCATTAGCTTTAAGACCTCCTGTGGCTCAGGTAGATAACCTTATGGTGTCTAATATTACTGGCAATGGGTTTGAAGATTATAGAAGTCATCCTACTACTCCTACAGAGGTAATGGATGCTTGGGACACTCAGCTTCAGTATAACATGGAAAAAACTGCAGAATATAAAAAGAGAGTAGAAGAGTATGAAGCAGTGGGTCCAGTAGGTGCTTATGAAGCAGGTAAGCAAAGGAGATTTGATGAAATGTCTACCGAAGAAGTACGAGCTACCATTAATCAAGCAGCCAACGAGTTACCTGATGATAAGAAGAATGCCCTTAAGCAAGTACTAAAAAATTCTAAAAATGGTAAAGAGTTAGAAGCTAATCTTAAGAAGCTATTAGAATGCGAAATGTATCTTTTCGAAGATGAAGATGGTATGGAATTTATGGTAGAAGAGTATGTAGACCCCTTAGATTATGACCCAGAGGGTTATACCTCTAAACAAGCAGGAGCGGGTATAGCTTCTGGTATCAATTTTCAAGCTGGAATATTACCTGCTTCAGAGAGAGGTTTCGAAGCTTTAAAGAAAGACCCCTATACTGAAGTATTATCCGATATGGAAGTTGATACTACTAAGGGTTATGGTCAAGGTCAATATGGTAAGAGGGTTAAGGTAAGACATATGAAAAGGGTAAATCTCAAGGTACCTCTTTATAAACTTTACCATAATTTATTTAGTAGATACGGTGGTGCCGATAAGTATGCTTGGGCAGCTAATGCTAATGCCAATGGTGGTTTAAAGCAAACTGAGAAAAGGTTAGTATGTCAACTTCAGGTAGTGGGTAGACCTATGCTAGCAACTTCCCAAATAATCCGAATAGATAATGTAGGGAAACGTTGGTCAGGGCTTTGGTATATAAAACAGTGTACTCATTCTATGGATGCCGGTCAAGGGTATATAACTAATATGGAATTAGTAAAGAACAATTCCAAGTCTGGCTCTGTAACTTCTAAAACTGATTTATCTACTCAAAACATCGTAGCTAATGATGCTAAAGCTAATGCTAAAACTAAAAAGGGGCAAGATAAAAAAGCCCTAAGTACTTCTCAGAATCTTAATCTTAACTTTACTTATAATGAGAAGGTATATTACAATGAGCATTTCTTGAATGATAAGGGGGACATAATTGATATCAAGGGTCAAGCTGAGTTTATTCGAAAGAAGGCTTATTATACTGAAGTAAATGCCGATAATCCTCAAGCCTTGGCAGAGGGTATAGTATTATCTACAGGTAATACAGTTACCTCTAAGGGTAAGTTAATCCCGGGCAAGGTATCAGTTAAACAAATCCAAGTGCCTGAAGATTATGGGGTTAAGTTTAATTATATGGCCATAGCTAATCGAGTATACCGAGACATAGCTAAAAGGCATAAGCGAATAGCAAGTCAAATCTATGTAGAAAAATAAGGGTATGAGTTACGAAACAGCAAAGATAATAACCGACGAAGGCTTAGAGGGTCTTGGTCGGTATTACTCTGTTTATCGAGGCATTGTTATTGATAATGACGATGTAGAGAAACATATGAATAGAGTAAAGGTATGTGTTCCAGAGGTAATGGGGGGAGTATTTGCTTGGGCATATCCTAAAGGACAACATGGTTCAATTAGTTCAGGTTTTAAATTCTTAGCTCCTAAAGTGGGAGATACGGTATTTGTTACTTTTGAATTTGGAGATCCAACTAAACCACTCTGGGAATACCATGGTTGGGGAATGAGCCAAATACCTCAACCATTAGATGGTCCTAATAAAATGGGGATAGTTACTCCTGAAGGAAACCTAATAGTCATAGATGATGATAACGGAGAACTCAATTTACATTTCAATGGGCCTGTAAATGTTCGTTCGGAGAAAGAGATAGTAATAAATGCCGAGGGAGATATAAATGTATCTTCTGGCGATTCAGTGATACTTAATACTGGAGAAAATGGTGGAGTAATCAATATTTTTCAATTAACCGAAAAACTAAATCAAACTATCCAAGAACTAGAACAACTTCGCAGTATGTTCAATTCTCATGTACACTCAGGTGTAACTACTGGACCAGGTTCTTCAGGTCCAACTCTAACTCAAGTAATTAAACCTTTCTCACAATTCGTTGTAGACGATTATGAGGATAAAACCTGCATACACTAATGGAAAAGAATTACTTTACAGACTTAGTTGGTATAGGTGTAACTTACCCTATCCAACTTACAACTAATGAAAAGGGTGAAAGAGGTTGGTACCCAGTAAATGGGGATTTTAAACTTATCAGAGATAATATAAGTTCGATATTATATTACATGATAGGCCAGAGATTTCGACAGGAAAACTTTGGTAGTAAACTATGGCAATGTATTGAGGAACCAAACTCACAAGCCCTAAGTTTTATAATTAAAGAGTTTTTAAAACAAGCCATAGGTGCTTGGGAACAAAGGATAACCTTCCAAAATATCACAGTTACTAGAGTTGATGCAAAAATACACATAGAAGTAACCTATGTAGTAAATGGAACAAATTCTAGTCAGTACCTCGATATCACCTATGACCGGTCGGATAATTCATTAAATACACAATAATATGGGAATCACAAATAAATGGCTTAACCCATACCAGAGGTCTTATCAACAGATTAAGGCCAAGCTGGTTGAATCCCTTATGGGACTCAAAGACCCTCAAGGTCAGAAACTCATAACGGATTATTCGGAGGGGAACATCTTAATTATCATCCTCTCATTATTTGCGGCAATTGCCGAAGTACTTCACTACTATGTAGATAACATGGCAAGGGAAACCTTTCTACCTACGGCAAGAAGGTATGATTCGGTAGTTAAACATGGAGCTTTGGTAGATTATCATGCTCGAGCAGCAATTGCTGCTACAGTAGATGTAATCTTATCCAGAAGCATTACTGGTAATTCCATTGGAGCTAAGTTAACTATACCCCAAGGTACTCTGTTTACAGATTCTAGTGGTAATTCCTGGTTATCTGCTAGAGACGTAACTTGGTATTCAAATGTAACTACTTGTAAAGTACCTATAGTTCAACACGAGAAGTATACTGCAAGTGCTTTAAATAATATGGTAATACCTACTGGAGATAGAGTTATAATTCATCTGGGTACTCTACCCAATGGTAAGTATTATGAACAAGGTTCTATGTCATTGCAGATAGGTGGGGAAACTTGGGTATTAGTAGATACATTTGCAAAATCCAAACCTACAGACAAACACTTTATGGTTTCAGTAGATGAGGCACTTAATCCTTATATAATGTTTGGGGATGGTACCTTTGGTAAGAAGCCTGCAGCAGGAGCAAAAATAACCAATGTGGTATTCTACTTAACCAATGGTACTCAGGGTAATGTAAAGAGTAATACTATTACTTCTGTACCTTCAGTAATCTCTTCTTCAATTACTGATGCTACCGTAAGTAATGCTTACGATGCCGGAGGTGGTTCAAACTATGAAAACTTTACAATGCTCAAAGAACATATACCTTTGAGTGTAAAGACTTTGGGAGTAGCAATTACCAAAGAGGATTTCGAAAGTTTGGCCATGTTGGTTGATGGGGTAAACAAAGCTAAAGCCGATTATGAATGCGGTAGAAAGCTTACAGTATATATTAGCCCCGATGGTGGAGCTGTTGCTTCTTCTGAATTAATCAATAGGGTATACAATCTATTATCTCAAAGAGCTCCTATGACCACATGGTTAAAGGTTAAATCTGCAGGTAAGGTTCAGATTATTCTAGAGATGGGAGTTACTGGTAAGAAGTCTTATAAGACTCCCGAGATACAAACTCAAATTCTTACAGCATTATACAATGCCTATTCTCCAGAGCAAGCTCAGATAGGAGGAAGCGTAAGGTTATCAGATATCTATGCCTTAATAGATAACTTATCAACAGTAGATTACCTTCACCTTACTAAGTTCTATATTAAACCTTGGCCTACTACCATCTATGGTAATAAAGAATTGAACTTGGGTCAGTTTAAATTGAATAAGGCTAAAGGGTCTATGACTTACTATATTACCTTCAATTCATCCACTACTTTTACTGTACGTTCCGTATCAAATGGGTATATGGCTACTGGTACTGTAGGTAATTCTATACAGGTAATAGATAAGGCTAATGGTTTTGACTTCTCTTTGGATATTCAGAACAATAGCTATCAGTCTGGTTACAGATATTCTATTACGGTATCAGAACCTAACCATGACTATGAAGACCCCGGTTTTAATTTACCAGTATTTGAAAACGCTTCACAATTGACTTTAACCGTAAAAGAAATTGTATAATGATAAACCTCAAAAATCTAATCGACTTTTTGCCATTCGAGTATAAAGCTCAAGATACCTATAAGGTAAATGGCAAAGGCATCTTAGAGAGGTTTCTAGAAATTTGTGGAGAGCATTTTGAAGATTACATTACAAAGGATATTGAGAATATCTTAGACATTATTGATATAGATAAGGCTCCGGATATGTATCTCAATTTCCTTTGGCAATTCCTCGGAGAAATGCCCTTTGCTTATGGGAACACTATAGATGCACAGAAATGGGCAGAGTACTTTAATGGGTTCTACTCCGATGCTAAACTCCAAGAGTTATCTAAGCTTTGGATAATACCAAAGGAGGGACCCTTTACTTTAACCAGTACTCAAGTAAGAAACATCCTGAAGTATTCGATATCTCTTTTTAAAATAAGAGGTACCTCTGAGTTCTTCGAAATAATGATGAGGCTGTATGGGTTAACCTGCGTAGTAACTGACCCTGCAAAGGCTGATAGTTATGATGGTTGGGTAAAAGGTAATCCGCACTTTGACCAGTATTACCATTATGACGATAAGTATACCTATGATAATACTTTCGATTGTTCTCAATGTATACCGGTAACCTTTAGACTTACCGGTCATGGATATACTTCGAACTCGGCAGCTTTCAGAAAATTTAGAGAAGCCGTAGAGGCTTTCTTTAAAAGATTCATACCCTATCATGTATCTTTCGATATTCAATATGGGTTTACCGTAAATGATGGGTATACAATTAAAGCTGAGTTAGTAAATCCGGACCAACCCAATCTTATTACTTCAGAGGTATATGAAGTACCGGTAAAGGTAACTGTAACTTCAGATTGGATAAATGCTGACCTAAGATATCAGATATCCAGTGATAATATAAATTGGGGTTACACTAAACACGAAAGTGGTTCCATTTTTAATATACCCAGAGCAGGTACTTATTATTTTAGAAGTGTGGGAGACCCTACTAAGGTAACTCAAATCACGGTTAATCAAGAATCTTATAATCGAGTATATTCTATTACTTGTGACCCTATTACTGGAAAGATAACTCCTACTAACCTAAAAGTAAGTACAGTAGTAAGGGCAAACGTATCCTATAAGGGTACCGTGAAAACCTGTAATGTACGATTATCCGGTACTGATATAGTGAAAGTCTCTGGCTCAACTTGGGAATTTTCAGAGCCTGGTACCTACATCTTTGAGATTGTAGAGTTCCCAGTAAAGCAAACTTCATTTGTTGTAACTCGAGAAGAGATTACATATAAGGTAAGATGTACACCTTCTGAATTTAGAGTTGGGGATAAGCAAAGTATCAAGGATGCTACTACCACTCTTACCATCGAATCGAATTACCCAGAATCATTTACTGGTGAACTATACTGTAGGTTAATCGGTGATACCAAGTTGTTTAAGAACGGTGATAAGTTTACTGCTAATAGTTATGGTACTTATAAGTTTAAATGTACACTGGATAAAAGGGAAACAGATGAAGGTGTAGGTATATTCGAAGTAGTATCTGGTAAGACTGCAGTATATAGAATTACTGTTAGCCCACCAACAGTCACATTATTCAATGGCTCTGCAAAAGCTACAGTAAAGATACAACGTATTTCTGGTAATGGGGATGATTACAGAGTAAGGGTAATTGAAACTGGGGAAACCTTTGATGCTCAGAATGGTTATGTATATACTGCAAATAGGGCAGGGACTTATACCTTCCAGTCTGTAGCTTACCCTACTGCTAAGACTACTTTGGTAGTTAATAATTCTCCAGTAGTATATCAGAATAAATTAAAGATAGTACCTTCGGATGCTACAGACAGTCATTGGAAAGAACCCAACTGGGCATTACCAGAAGACCAGATAGATGATACTTATGCAGTATACCAATTACTGGATGAGAAGTCTGCTTGTAAGTTCCATCTTGAGGAAATGAAAAATGGGGTCAATGTAAGTGGTACTGCTACCTGTGATGAGAACGGGGAAACCTATAACCTTGATGAGGAAATTGTTCTTACCAAAGCTGGGACTTATACCTTTGTGGCAGATGATGGTTCTTCATTAAGATGTCAAGTAATACTGGAAGATTATCCTACAATCATCGAGATTTCTTGTACTCCTACTTATGCAGAACTAAAGGGGAATGTTAAACAAGTATCTACTTTAATCAAGTGTACTTCTAATAAACCTGACTTCGATAGTCGAATAAGGGAAGTTGGTAAAGTAACTACTTATGACGCAGGTGGTGCTGGTTATGAATTTGTAACTGCACAAGCTGGAGAGTATATATTTGAATCAGTGGTAGATACTTCGAAGAGAACTAAGTTCACCGTAGTAGATGCAGACCTTTTAAGTGTTAGTCCTCAAAAGTTAGAATGGGAACATGATGACCTCTCAGAGAAAACATTTACCATTACAACTTACAGTAATCAATCTTGGCAAATAGTAGAACAATGATAAATTCAACAATCGATAGAATAACAGAAACCACAACTCAGTCTTTATTCAAGACATTCACTGTGGGTATATTGGGAGAGTGTACACAAATATTGTATAATTTGAGATGGATGATAATCCTTGCAATAATTCTAATCCTATCAGACTTATGGTTTGGGTTATCTGCAAGTAGGTTACAGAAAATCGAAATTCGAAAATCTAGAGCTGGAAGAAGAACTCTAAACAAGATAGTAGATTATATCTGCTATGTTCTACTTGGTGCTGTACTTGGTAAAGCTATTGGAGAACCCTATGGGATGAACCCAATAGTAGTATCAATAACGGTTATGGTAATATGCTACTGTTTTGAAGTAGATAGTATATATGGACACATCTGTGAAATACATGGTATTAAGAAACGGTATAGTATATGGAGAATACTCTTTAAATTGTTAACCTTAAAGTTCAAGGATGTAGGTGAAGCATTTAAGGATATGTCAGAACAAAAGAATCAATTTAAAAATACTAAGGACAATGAAGACGTACTTTAAGTATGAAGGTATTATTAAATCAAAGGAAGCAGCAGAGGCAATTGCTGCTCCTTCTGGTTTAGGGCCATTCTGTGGATTTGGCTCGGCTACCATAAATGGTAACAAATTAGTAGTATCTCCTCAGGGAGTTGCTGGAAGTAAGTATGCCAATGTAATCAAGGATAGGATTATGGCAAGGTATATGGCAAAGGCTTCAGAAGATGGGGAATTGCCAGACGTGAACTTTGGATGTATTTCAAGAGATGGGTATGTATTTATATCTGATGAACAAACCCTTACCATTGAGAATATCCAAGGTACCCAAGGTTCAACAGAAGAAGTATTACTCTTTGCAGTACATACTACTATTTCTGAACCAGTAGATAATCCAGTAGACTTCGTAGCTTATTGGAATGAATCTTCCGAAAGCTTCTACACCTTGTTTAAAAAGTCTCTGGATATTTATTATCCGATTGCCGAAGAGAATCGTACACCGGATATCATTAATAATGATGTATATTCTAATTACGATATGACCTATAGCAATCTTCTAGAGATGGTAGAGAGTGCTTGCCCTTATTACTCTAATAATAAAACTTCCGTTGTTCTTATCGGAGTATATGGTAAGGGTACTGATGCAATGACCAAACGAAATGAGAACTTTGCTATCGTACCCTATCAAGGTAAGTTTCAAGAAATCCCTTATACTACTGCTGCCCAGAGTATGATGAGGGAATCAGTGAAAAGAGTAGAACAGATAAATTCAGGCTTTCCAGTAGTAGATGAATCGGGTACTAAGTTAAATATCAAGCAATACATTGATAGTCAAATTGAGGCTATCAGAAAAGAATTCTCTGAATCTCTGAGTACTGCTAACTTACCAATCGGTTCTATTATTCTTTGGGAAACCGATGTAATACCCAATGGTTGGGCAGAATATACTAAGGCAGCTGGTAGAATAGTTATTGGTTACCAAGCTGGAGGTGTTCAAATTGGGGATGAAGTAATGTTACAGAATGTTGGAGATTACTATACACCAACTAAGGGTAATTTCTTAATCTCTATTAAAGGTGATGACCTTCCTAAGCATAGGCATGCTCTTGGTGTATCTAAAGGTAAACAAGATGATGCCAATAACTGGGAGAACGTTCGTCCTCAATCTTTCTTTAATAGGGAGACGGGATTGAATGGAGATTTCGGTAGAGGAACTCCTACCAAGGGTATTCAAGATGGTGCTATCGTAGTAAGCTGGAACCTATTAGGGGAATCTTTCTTACAAGAAACTTCGGTAGAAACTTTGGATATTGAAAAATTGCCACCGACTATTACATTACGATATATCCAAAAAATATCATCATAAAGTTGTTATTAGTTATTTAGTAGTATTAAAACTCATGTGTATTATTTGTATTGTTTAAGAGTAAACATTTGTTTACAATCTGTGTTTTGCGTAGTAAAAATCAATTAGGGAGGGGGCGTTGGGAAACGCCCCTTTTCTTTTGTGTTAATACTTAAGTTCTTCTTTAGCTCGGTCTTCCCAATATTGTATATCTTGTCTAAGTTCCGAGATGTATCTCATAGATTCATTAGTCTTAGGCATTTCGAAAAATTCGATAAGCATTATATTAGTTATTCGAGTACTATTTTCAAGCCTTTCCTTGATAAAAGGGGGAGGAGTAATTAATACCTCAAACAAAAGATAGGCATCTGGAGAAAGCTTATCCTTCATATAAGTATACATCATATCAAGCATTTCTGATTTAGCTTTCTCTTCTTCGGTATCATCCTCTAATTCTTTGTCATTGTCGAATAAGTCATCAAGTTTAAAGAGGCTTTGATTATACTCTGCCTGTTCTCCGTATGCAGAACGAAGCAATTTGTTTTTAAATGTACTAAGTGATGCAAGGATTCTTGCTTTAAGATGTTCTTCAGTACATTCACCATAGTATTTATTAAAAACAAATAACATCTTGTCCCAGAAATAAGACTGAATTATATCTGGTGTAAGATTAAACCTTTTATAATCAATCTGTCTGGTAAGATTCCTAATCACTGGCTTACAGACTTTATAAAGTCTATTGAAAGTAGCTTCATCATATTCTTGCATAGGTTTTAATCGATGAAGCTCTGAGCCATTATTTCCTTTACTTTTTCCCATGTTTTTAAATATTCGTTATGCAAATATAAGTATTTTTTCTTATATAAAATAATAATATTAAATATTCGGGAGCTTAAGGTAGTGGATTAGTAGTTTCTAGTTAGTTGTCAACATACTCAGAACTATCTCGGTACTATCAAAATCTATTAGTTTATATAATATTGCAATATAGATATGAAGAAATTTAAAGACAACATCAAATTTAGTTTCACACCGGATTTCCAACTTGAGATACTCCGGTTTGTTTTAAGAGATAAGGAAGGAGGTTTAGTCCTAAAAAGGATTAAAGCTAATTACCTGGTTCTTATTGAGCATGCCCTTATATTTGAGGGTATATCAAAATACTTTAAGAAGCAAGGTAAGATGCCTTCAGAGAATGTATTAAAAGAAGTATTAAAAGAATTGCTAGAATCAAAGGCATACATTGATTTGGTAACTAAGGATGACATCCCTAATATCAATAAGTTAATAAGCAATTTATATCACATTCCCTTATCGGATGCAGATTATATCAAGGAAAAGATTTACCAGTTCTCTACCTATGTTGAAATGAAGAACCTGAATGACTCTTTTGATTTAGATAACTTCGAACAATATGAAGAGTATTCAAGGAAGATTGAAAAAGTACTTCAGAAAAGTAAACCAAAGAAAGAGGACGAACCTATATACATGATTCGAGATATTACAGAGAGACAGTTTAAAAGACAATCAGAACCCTCGGTAATACCCTGTCCCTTTAGGCAATTAAATGACCTTACTAATGCAGGAGGTTATCCCGAACATTCTATTAATGTAATATTGGATAAACCTAAAGCAAAGAAAACTTTCTTCATGGTAAACCTTGCCCGAGGTTATCTTCGAATGAAGAAATCCGTATTATACGTAGATACCGAGAATGGTAAAGACCAAATCATGGACAGATTTATTCAATCTAGTATCAATAAAACCAAAAAGGAATTATACTCAGGTGAGTATGATAAACTTGAAGCTAAACATTTAAGAAAGCTTGCAAGATTTGGGGTTGAATTGGTGGTTGAGAGGGTACCTGCAATGATTACTAATACAACTTACATAAAAGAGAGGATAGTTCAATTGCGTAATCAAGGCATCGATATTAGAGTATTAATGGTAGATTATGCAGGTAAGCTTGCCTCAATAGCTGGAGACCGAGAGGATTTCGAAAGGATTTCTAATGTATATGTAGATTTGCAAAACTTGGCAGAAGAGTTACATCTTGATATCATATGGACTGCACATCATATTACTCGTGAAGGTAAGAAGCATAGACTTACTAGATATGATGAAAATGATATCTCTGGTTCAATTGCTATTGTTCGTAATGCTCAAGTTATTGTGGGTCTTAATTCTACCGAGCAAGAAGAAAAAGATAATATACTTCGAGTTGAGATGGTAGTACAAAGGGACGGTCTTTCTTCAGGTAGAGCCTTATTTAAATGTGATGTTGAAAGACAAAGATGTACAGAATTTACAAGAGAACAACGTAAACAATATGATGAGGTATATGGTAAAAAATTGGATGAACAATTTAAGAAGAGCACTAATCCAGATGCGGATTCTAAGAAAAGGGAAAGGACTACTGGAGACATTTAAATGTAAGCTTGGATATCATGAATGGGTAGCTGTTCATTGGTCTGAGTTTAAACAGAGACCTCGTAGGGCAATCTTTTCTAAGAAAGGTGGGAGAAGAAAAGCCCAGTATTATGAGAAACGATATGTAAAATATTACTGTATGAGATGTGGGAAGAAAAGATATGAAAACAAAGAAAATAGAAATAGTAAAAGATAGATGGTCTGATGGGGTAGTTTTAGAAATATCCCATAATGGTTGGCAAACCACTTGTATCAACGATTTAGATTTAGAGGATTTAAAGAAACTTCGAAGAGTAATTAGGAAAGCTATAAGAGAGTATGAAAATAACTAATCAGTTTAAATCTAGACTAAGGACATACTTCGTTAAACGATTGGGAGCATTTGATTATAAGCATGGCTGGATGCGTATACCAACTTGCCCATATTGCGGGAGAGAACAGAAGTTGGGGGTTAATCTTTCCATGTATCGAACTAATTGTTTTCGATGTAATGCTCATCCCTCTCCTGCTCAACTGATAATGGATATAGAGGGATTTACAGAATACCATGAACTAATTAACTTTTTGAACAATGGACAATTTGATGAACTACAGTTTAAGGAAGAGAAAATCGAACTTGCCGAGAGTAAGCCCCTGTATCTCCCTGAGGGATTTAGAAATATTTCGATTGGAGACAGCCAACTTGCAAAAAGTATTAGGGGATATATCAAGAAACGTGGCTTCAACCCCGACCAGTTTTCAAGATTTGGTATCGGCTATGGAACAATGGGCACGACTTACGGGTACCTTATCATCCCGTTCTATTATCAAGGACAACTTAAATATTACAATGCTCGGAACGTTATCGGAAAAGGTCCCAGGTATAATAATCCCGATAAAGATATCACAGGCCTTGGCAAACAATTTATCATCTTTAATCATGACGCATTGGAAATGTACCGGTCGGTATTCATTTGCGAGGGAGCACTTAATGCTCTCACAATGGGCGATAGAGGAATTGCCACAATGGGCAAAGCTATTAGTCAGTACCAAATCAATGAATTACTTAAATCCCAATGCGAAAGATATATTATACTCTTGGACCCAGACGCCAAGCAATATGCAATCAATTTGGCGCTCAAACTTGTTGCCTATAAAAAGGTCAAGGTGGTGTTTTTACCAGACGGAAAGGATTGCAACGATCTTGGGAAAAGGGAAGTCTTAAGGTTAGTATATCAAACAAGGTATCAAAGTTATCAAGAACTGATTCAAATCAGAAACTCTTTGGAGTAAGGAGTTCCTATTATATTATAAAATAATATATTTATGCGTGAACCATCTATCCATATAACTAAGTCTCAGTTTGAGGAAATATTAAATACCTTAGAGGTAGATAACTTCCCAGTTGAGGCTTTTTTTGTTATTGCTCGAAAGGAGGCAATAAATCATAGAGCAGTCTTAGTTTCTAACAATAAGAATACTAAGAAAGTTTCTAACATTTTACTAGCATCCAAGGGAGATGCTGCCCTTGTTGCTGATATTTTATACGCAACTCGTATAAAGTTAAAGCATAGGGGAGTTCGTAAAATAAATGAGAGTAATTCCCGAGAATGGGCAAATTGTAAAAAGCTTGCAGAAGTATGTAATACCTTTTGTGAAGATTTTAAATTTGATACCCGGGAAGGTTTTATTAAATACATTGAGACTGGGTTAAAGAGAATGACTGATTATCGTAATGTTATGCAAAGGTTATTATCCATGCAGGAGAACATTACTAATCAGGTAGATGCTGAGATAGAATTACAACATTCAGATTTAAAACTTACCAAAGAGATACATGATTACTTTATAGGTAAGATTGCTAAGGCAACTGGTATATATGAATCTTATGAAAATCAACCAGAGAAGTATGTACACTTTGCAAAGGTTGGTGACTTCTTAAAAGAAGAAGGTTGGGATTATAAGACCTTCATCGATGCTCAGTTTGAATCTCTTGCATGGTGTAATGGTTTACCAGACATTGCACAGATGTATACTGATAAAGCAATTGAAAGATACAATAAGTATTTATATAAGAATAAGAATAAACAACTACTTGAAGGTGAACCAGAAGTTGAAGGTTCCCTTTGGGATAAAATAAGAAAATGATATGAAAGGTTTACAATTTTTCGGAAACAGAGTAGAGGATGCAGCTAATGCTTTTATAGATGTCCTCAAGTATTCAGACCAATCCGTGGATTATCCAGATTTTAAGGATATCGAACCATGGCCTGATGAGATAATTAATATGTTCTATGTGATTTGGAAGAATGCCAAGTTCTCAGAACTAAGTGCCATCATTATGTATACCCAACAGTCTTCTAGATTTGAAGAAATATCCGAATTGATGTTGGGTATTGGTTTGGTAGAGATGAGACACATTGATAAGATATCGGACTTTTTACAAAAGGCAGATCCCTATGAGGATTACTCTACCATGGATATTAATCCTACGATTGAGATTGGTTCTACTTGGGAACAAGCTTTAAAGATTGCTTTGAATTCCGAGATAGAAACTATTGGTCACTACAAGAAAATTCAAAGAGCAATTGCTCAATACGAAGAACGCCCAGATTACGATGATGTGAATTATTTCCTTGAGAAATTGATTGCCGATGAGGAACATCATATCAAACTTCTTAAGGAAGCAATGGGCATGGATAAAGCCACTAAGGGTGTAACGGTAATTATCAAATGAGTAAGATAATTATTCAGAATGGGAATATGTGCGAACTTGACTTACCTCTTAAGTTCGCACAGAAACTTTATAATGAGTTTGCCATTCGACATCCAAATGCTTTCTACTTACGTACAAGGCAAAGAGGTATGCAGAATTGGGATGGTAAAATTCACTACATCACCAAGACTGGGCAATTTAAAATAGGTTTACTTCCTAAGGTATACGATATGTGTATTGAAATGGGGATTAAACCTAAAGTTGTAGATATGAGACAACCTTTACCTAAAGTCAGTAAAGTAGTTACGAATATAGGTAAATATAAATTAAGGCCAGAACAAGAGAGGGCTGTTAAGTCTGTGATTAATAATCGAGTAGGAGATATACCCTTTCAAATTGGAGTATTGGATTTGACTGTAAATTTTGGGAAAACCCTTATCATGACTTCTCTTTACTTGTCTTATAAGAAACAGTTAAAGACTTTGCTAATAACTAATGATTCGGATTGGTTAAATCAAGCTAGAGAAGAATTTAAGCAATATCTTCCCGGAGAAGATATCACTTTTGTTCAAGGTAAGGTTTTAAACTGGAGTAATTTCACCATAGGTATGGTTCAGTCTATTTCGAGGAACATGAGATTCTATCAAAAAGAATTATCTCAGATAGACATGGTACTTGTGGATGAGGCTGACCAGGGAGGTAGTAAGCAATATCAGAATGTAATCACTCGGTTATTTAATACCAGAATTCGTATAGGATTATCTGGTACGATTTATATGAGTAAGCTTGCTAAGGATAAAGTTAAGAATATGAACCTTGAATGTTTCTTTGGTAAAGTGATTGCCGAGTTTAAACTTAAGGATTCTATCAAAAAGGGTTACTCAACAAAAACCGTTGTAAAGATGGTACCTGGTAAACCCTGGTATGGTAATTGGGAATCTGATTGTATTTCCTATAAGGAAATATACGATGATTCAATCACCAATTGTTATACAGCTTGGTTAATGGCTTATAATAGATTACTATGGAACCTTAATCAAGGCAGATACCCTGCTCTCGTAGTATGCAAGCATATTGCACATTGTGAAAATCTATATAAGTTCTTTAAAAAGAAACTGGGCGATGCCTATAATATTGCCTATGTGCATGTTAATACTCCTTCTAAGTTAAGACAACAAATAATGAAGGATTTTAGAGAAGGTAAAATAGATATCCTGGTATCAACTACAATCATTGCTCGAGGTAAAAACTTTCCTAAGCTTAAGTACTTACTCAATACCGCAAGTATGGATTCACAAGAAAAATCCATTCAATTCCTTGGTCGTTTGGTAAGAACCGATGAATCTAAAAATAAGGTATACCTTGATGACCTTCATTATCCTGGGAATTATTTAGATAGGCACGGTAAACATCGGAAGCAATATTATCAGAGACAAGAATTGAAAGTAATACTGTTAGATAAGCTATGGAAGAAACATCCTAACCATAGCCTTATTAAGAGTTAACTAGAAGTACTATGAGTATTTACTTTTTCTCCGTAGGAGGAAAAGAAGATTACAATTAATAAGCATATAGGCATTATGAATAATGATAAACTAATATGTATCAGAGATGAGGATGATACTAAACTAACTACTCTCTTATCAGAAGGTTGGAGGATAATCCAAATCTCTGCATCAGGTATTTATTGCTGGGTACTCTTAAGGAAAACCCAATAACACTAAAAAGAAAATTAAAGGCTTTCAGTGATGGAGAAATATATTTTAATTACAGCGGTTGTTATTATGATAATAATACTCGCTTTAGACTTCATACTTTCTAAGGATGGCTATCAATGCCATTCATGTAAGAAACGTTTTCATAAAGAGGATTTAGAAATCAAGGGATGGCATTTAAAAGAATGGGTCTGTCCCCATTGTAAACACCTTAATTACACTTATGATGAGGAAGATTAAAGAATGGTTTAAGTCTCTTGTTGTGGGGGAGGTACATAATCCTAAACATGTATTCAACTGTAGAGATTTGATATGGATATCAAGCTTGGAAACTTCTCAAAATACTCCCGAATGCTTTACTCATTATTTCTATCTGTACTGGAGTAATGGTATGGTAGTCAAAGTATGTCAAGAGAGTCATGATAGAAATTCATACCAAGAATTATATAAACTCAGGGAACTATTTATTAATAACATGGGTTATTCCTATGTTCCGATAGAAGATAACAGTGAGATATACATTTATTATAAACGTAAAAAGGATATATAATGGCTAAGAAAAAGAAACAACTTCCTGACTTATCGAAGCAAGATATTCTTACTCCCATAGATGTTAGTACTCTGGGAACTAATGGAGACCCTTGCTTCGGTATTGGGTATGACCTATCAACTAAGGAATGTAAACTATGCGGAGACTCAGAATTATGTGCATTCAAGATGTCACAGAACTTGAACATTACAAGAAAAGAACTTGAACAGAAGAATCAATACAAGGATTTGGATGTACTTGAAGATACCGTTGGTATCAAGAAATACATCCGAGGCTTGATTCGGAAAGGGAAAGATAGAAAAGAGGTTATTACCAAAACCGTTGAGAAATTTGAAGTACCAAGAAAACGTATTAGAGAACTTTATAAAGAGTGTACTAAATAATGAAACCAATAGAGATGATATGGGCTATGTTCAAGGTATACCTTAACAACCCAAACTATTTTGTAAAGCAAGAAGATGTACTTGCTAATTTATGTATGGAGGGTTCTACTGATGTAATCAGGATGTGTAATTCATTGGGAGTACATGTTTCTAGACCCGAGAAATTAACCTTTGGACAACTTTTACGTAAATGTAATATATTATGAACAGATTTAGATTTATCAAAGTAAGGGAGGTAGTATCTCCCAACAGAGCAAACCCAAATGATGCTGGGTTAGATTTCTATGTACCAACTAATTTATACCCTGAGGATATTCATTCTAAAAATGAATTCGACTCCGAAGGTTATGATTTAGATGTTCCTTTTGGTGAAGCCTTTGTAAGGCATATAGCTTTAAAACCAGGTCATCGTATACTTATCCCATCGGGTATCAAAGGTTTGCTAGAACCTCCTGCATCTATGTTAATGGCAGCAAACAAATCTGGTATAGCTACTAAGAAAGGGTTAATCTTTACTGCCGAGATAGTGGATTCCCCTTATGTTGGAGAGATACATATTGGGATATATAACACTTCTCAAGAAATTCAGGTTATCGAGGCTGGTCAAAAGCTGGTACAATTTATTCATGTACCCATTTATATTACCGAGCCAGAGGAGATTCAGCAAGAGGAGTTTTATACTGAATCCCAGATGTGGGGAAGTAGAGGAGGGAATGGTTTTGGTTCATCAGGAAGTAAATAATCATGGACATCAGGAATATAAATGAACAAGTGCCTCAGGTAGAAGAAACTGAGGCACGGATATTACAAGAAATGTATGTTCTTGGGATAGAGCAATTCTCTGGGTATAAATCCATAGAAAAGCTACCAGATTACCCATTAGATATAAATAATCCAAAGAGCCAAGTTATTCTAAAGGATTTTATTGGTAGAGTTATTGAAGAGTTAACTGAAGGATTCGAATCTACCGATGAAGTAGTATCTATATATCGTGATTATGGATGGAATAATGATTGTTTAACCTCAGAGGAATATACTCAGGTATTAAATCATCTAGCAAATGCAAATGAGGAACAAGCAGATGCCTTGGGATTCTTCTTTACTTTGCTTTTGTATTCTAATATATTGCCAGAAGATATATTAAAATACCAAGATGCAAAGAGTTTATTTGAGGTAATGGCAATTGGAGTCAAAGACTTACTCATCAAGTACCCAGACCATCGAAGTGTAAGGAAATACCCTATACTAAGTCCAACTGATTGGGCAAGAGAAGATAGAGCAGAATATGATAAGATAGTTTCTTATACCCCAGGTTTTCATGAAATGAGCGAGATATCTCATGAAAATGAGAAGCTATATTTATGGGAAGTAATATATGAACTTAATAAAGCAAGGAACTTCCTTAAATGTAGACCCTGGAAACAAACTCAAGTGATGACCAAAGAAATAGATTTTCAGGAATCTTTGGTAAAGTCATTCTATCTCTATATGGGATTTTTAGCCATGAATGGGTTTACTCCTTGTGGATTATTTAGTTTATTCTTTAAAAAACAACGTCTCAATTTATGGAGACAAAATACTAATTACTAGCATGTCAGGATGGAACCATAAATTAGAGGGACTTCAACTTAATCCGGAGGAGTCCCTCCATTCGTTAGAATTTGCTACTTCACAAGAGGCATGGGAAAAACTCAATGAGGGATTCCTAAGATTAGAGCCTGCTTTATTTGCAAAGGGGGCTATTGCCAATAGTGGGGTAGCAGTAGTGTATAACGTATTCATAAAGATACGCAATGCCTGGGTAGACCCAGAATTTGATTATGGGAGATGTTTCAATTATAAAGAAACTAAGTGGACTAGCTTATTGAATAACTACATAGACTTTAATAAGCTTGACTTGTTGCGTAGTAAACTGAGAGTACTGAGAAATAAGTACAATCAGAATTACAATATAACCTATATGTTTAACAATCATCATGATAATGGAAAGCAATGTCTAATAGCAGCGACTTTTTCAAAACGATTCGGGGAGGACATTCCAGTTATTACAATGGTAGTTCGGGCTTCGGAGATTACCAAGAGGTTAATATTCGATTTCCTATTAATTCAACGAATGTCAGAGTACGTATATGGTCCGGATCAGTCAGTACAAATCAACCTATTCGCGACTCAAATGTACGGAAATGTGGAGACACTTCTAATGTATCATACCCATAAGCCATTGAAGAAGGTACTTAAGGGGGCAGAAGAGAATGCTTGGAATAAGAGAATAAAAGAGATATGGAAGAAATTCCAAAAGGGTACAGAGAAGGAATTCTCTTCATTCAAGGTATTCTTTAGAAGTTTTAAAGTGCTCAGACCAGATTTATATGAAGAAACATATAAATCAATGAAAGCAAAAGAATTACTTCTTGAATACGAAGATATTGAATATCCCGAGAATGTAATTTCTTACTCTCAACGTAAAGCCTATAAGAAGAAACTTTTAAAACAAAAGAACAACAATGGAAGCTAGGGAATTTTTAAATCAGAAGCGGATAGGATTAGTAAACAAATTCTATTACCAAGTTTTTGAGATTAAAAAGAACGGGGGAGAACCAGATATACCCTTGTTATTAAAAGAGGTAGAGGATTTTGATGATTTTGTATATCGCTACTGGCATATGACCTGGGTTAGTTCTACAATGTCATACAATTAAATATTTATATTATATGAGGATATATTCTAACAGTTTTGAGTTGATGTCCGAAATGGGCAGAGAACTCAACAGTTATGGTCAAACTGTAAAACCAAAGACCTATCAGAATAAAGTGATTGAAGGTAATGAGGATTTTATTACAAAAGAACTCATTTGCCAACAATATTGTTTAACTTCACTTGGAGACCCAATATGGTTATTCGTATTCTCTCATTCAAAAGAATGGGCAGATGCTGAGTTCCAAGAAAGGATTGATACCTCTGATATAATTAATCCAGGTAAAGCTTGGGAATTAAGAAAAGATTTATGGGAACAGTTCTTGGTAAATGGTAAATTTGATTATACCTATAATGAGAGAATCATCCATGTTATTAAACCATTGATAAGATTACTGAAGGACGATAATGACACTCGTAAAGCAGTATTACCAATATTCAATGGTGATATGGACGGATTAGATACCGATTGGTATGATGGTAGTAGACGTATACCCTGCTCTATGTATTATGACTTCCTTATCCGTCAGAATGGTAAAGGAGAAAAGGTATTACACATTTGCTATCACCAAAGAAGTTCGGATTTTGTTACTCACTTTGGTAGTGATGTATACCTTGCATGGAGACTAATGGAATATGTAGCTAAAGAGGTAGGAGTAAAACCTGGTTACTTATATCATGCCATAGATTCTTTACATGCTTATAAGAAAGATTGGATAGCATTAGCTTCTAATCTGGAAGACTTACAAGAGAAATACTAATATACGAGGGATGTATCTACTACTGGGGGGTATGTCCCTTTTTCTATTTTAAAATATGGAGACACGGTATACAATAATAAAAAACAAGAGAGAGCTTAAGAAACTTATTGCTTGTTGTAAAGCTACAGGTTATGCTTGCTGTGACTACGAAACAAATGCAGAACCAATATATAATAAGGGTTTTAAGCCAACTATACTCTCAGTATCCTGGATGCCAGGGTTTGGTGCTTCCATTCCTTTAGACCATTTCGAAACAAAAGATTATACTTCACCGGGTTGGAATTGGAAAAAGATGCTAAAGAAATTTGGGGAAGAGGTAATCGAGAATTATGACATTGTAAAGGTTGCATGGAACTGGAAGTTTGATGACCAGATAAACCAAAAGTATCAAATATTCTATAGGGGTACTTGTTTAGATGGTATGCTTGCAAAATATGTTCTTAATGAGGAAAAACCCCATGACCTAAAATCAATGGTAAGAAGGTATTTGCCTGAGCATGGTAATTATGAGAAACAAGATGCTTTTGATAAAATACCTTGGGATAAAAAAGAATTAGACCCACTTTGCCATTATGGGTGTCAAGATACAGATTATACTCTTAGGTTAATGATATTCTTTGAGAAGAAGTTGGTGGATTTAGGTATGTATTCGGTATTCCGTAATTTATTCATGTGTAATTCACGAGTACTAACATCGGTAGAAAAGGAGGGTTTATATCTAGATACTGAGTTCAATAAAAAGCTTTTGGAAGAATATAAACCAAAAATAGATGCTGCTAGAGACGCAATATACGCTTTGCCAAGAGTAAAGAAATTCGAAAAGAAGTATAACCAAGAAAAGATTGATAAATATATTCAGTCTATTGAAGACGAACTTGAAGAGTTAGATTATAATGACCCAAAAGATAAACGGAAGATTGCATCAAGGGAACAGAAAATCTCAAATATCAAAGCAGGTATATTCACAACTAAAAAGGAACAAGAATTAATAAGGCCCATTAATTTGGGTAGCCCAGTTGATTTACCTGCATTGATGTATTCAGAAGATGGCTTTCATTTTGATGTGATTAAGGATAATGAATCTGGTAAACCAAGTACTGATGAAGAAACTCTTACTAACTTAAGGTTAACCATTAAAAAGCCAGATTCACCAAAGGCAATATTCCTTGACAAGCTTCTCGAACTAAGAGGGTTAGAGAAAATGTATAAGACCTATATTTATGGATGGTGGGAAAAGGTACAAGATGATTCTAGATTACACGGTAGGTATAATATACATGGTACAGACTCTAATCGGTTTAGTTCTGCAGACCCAAATATGCAGCAGATACCAAAGACATCTGTAGACCCTAATATCAAGAAACAATTGATTGCCCCTCCTGGATATCTATATATGGCATTTGACTACTCTCAAGCAGAGTTAAGAATGATGGCACACTTATCAGGTGATGAAACTTATCTGGAAGCATTTGCAAAGGGCGTAGACCCTCACCTTGGTATAGCAGCAGCAAAATATGGGGTTCCAATTGAGGAAGCATCTAGTATATATGAAGATGAAAGTCACCCTGACCATAAATTATGGAAGACTAGAAGAAAACAAGCTAAGCAAATTGCATTTGGACTTATCTATGGAATTGGGGATGCTTTGCTAGCAGTAAAATTATCAGACCCAAAAGCTGGTATTATAGTTACTAAAGAGGAAGCTCGTAAGGAGATGGATGAGTTCTTTAAGAAACACCCAAAGATACTTAAGTTCAAAGAGAAACAAGAGAAATTCCTTCGTAAGCATGGATATTATACCCAGTTATTTGGTACTAAGAGAAGATTACCCCAAATATACTCAAATGATAAACAAGAAGTTGCTTATGCCATCCGTTTGGGACTTAATTTCCCATGTCAAGG